CTGCCAGTCTGAGTCACAGTGAGAGTAATACCGGTATTGGCATTTTCTGTGTAGTCATCTGTGTAGTTTAAAGTGCCAGCGCCACCATTGGTGGTTATGTTAATAATACCAGTTCGATACGTTATACCTCTCACAATGGTATAGTTAATGCCAAGTGCGGCAACACCGCCAAGGCTGTATGCAATTGCATTGGTAGGAGAAAGCACATTGTTTGTTAATAAAACTGTAAGGCCCGACTCTCGAACATACGTGCCCATGGCCAACTGTTGACCGTTTGTAAATGCAATACTTGCTTCACCATTTAAATCAATACGTGGATGCACAATGGCATAGGCATCTGCCCGTTCAAACATGTCACCAACACTTATGTTGTTGGCAGACAAGAAATCTATGATTGTGGTGTAGGGTTGTGTTATACCACCAAAGTGGTTGCCGACATCGCCAAATGTGTTTTGTGCTGTGGCATTGCGATCAGAATAAAATATAATACCTTGGGCATATATAGTATCAAAATCGCAACTGGTAATTCCAAATCCTTGTGGACTGAATTCAGCACCATCAGGATTGACTTCTAATAGAACGCCGTTGAACAAGGTTGAAAAATGTGCGCCTGTGATACCTACTCCGCGCACATGTTGATCTGTTCTGACTCCGTAAGTTGTTCCAGTGAATCCGCAGTTGTCAAATTTAATTTGATGTACATCTAACGCATCACTACTGTCAAATCTAACACAGGCAGTGTTGTCTGTGTCCACGGTGAGATCTGCTGTGGTCAATGGTCCAACAAATTGCACTTGATTGAAAATACAGTCTGATGCTCGGTCAATAAACGCAATGTCCATTGGGTCAACGGATTGGAAACACATGTTTTCAATTGTAATACTTGTGGGCGGTGTTGCACTGTTTGTGCCAATGTTGGCACCTGTTTGTTGTAAACTGTCGCTGGTCTGTACCACGTATGAGGCTGCCGATCCAGCAGCCATTTGAATAATACTGTTCCGAGGGCCTTCACCTTGCAGTGTGGCATAAGGAGGAACATTGATTGTGCCAGTGACAAGATACACACCTGCAGGGAAAAATAAACTTCTGCGAATTGCAGGATTTACTTCACGACAATACAGTTGATAAAGTGCGCGGTTAATGGCAGCAGTATCGTCTGTAATGCCGTCGCCTACTGCACCAAAGTCTTTGACAGTGGCAAACTGATCCATCCAATTTTGGAGAGATAATTGTACTGGAGTTCCGGGCGATGGGCCAGTTTGTACGGTGTATCCGGTGGCTTCTTCGCCGCTGTAGGTGTAATCCTGTACCAGTGGAATAATTTCAGAAAATTCTGTTAAGATTTCAGTGTTGCCAATAACTGGAGCACCTTCTTGTAGTGTTCCGTTACCAATGAACAATCTGCGTTCGTCAATACTCCAACCGAATTCAGCACCAGCCAGTTGCGGTAGATTTTCCTGTAACCCTTTACGCTGGGTAATTCGCGAAATTTGTACAATAGCCAATTTAGTTGTCCTCTGTGATTAACTATTTAGCATATAATACTGCTCTACTCGTTTCCACCAAAGACCGCGATATTTTTCAAACTCATTGCCTTCTAGTACAAATTCCTGGTATTCAGGAGTTGTAAGCACATTGCCCATGTCATCAGTTGTGGGTTTGACACACATTAAAATAACACCTTTTTTAATCTTTGTTCCGTGCAGTTCGTTATGTGCTTCTGCATAGGCGCAAAGTTGTAAAAAGTAATCGTCGATCCATTCACGTTTTTTAGGCTTGTTGGTTTGTTTGTAGTCTATAATGGCTTCTTCGTTTAAGTGCAAACCGGCGGCATCAGTTGTGCCGGCGTAAACTGTTGGAAAATACAACGGAACTTCGTATCCCCAGAACTCAGTGACACGGTCAGTAATTCCTTGGTCAATTACCACTTGTGCCATACTATGACTTGCCCACCCAAATGGATTTGTGCCGCGATCTTTAAGTTCACCATTTTTTACATAGTGCTCTAGGTACGTATGCATACGTGTGCCGCGGTTGGCTGCTTCTGTGGTAATCTGTTGTGCCTTTTCATGACCAACACGTCGGCGCCATTGTTCAAGAATTAACTTCTTTTCTTCCGGCTTGGTTTTGTCAAGTATGGTTGTGACACTGGGTAACTTGTTGCCGTCAGGTGTGGCATAGAAACGTTTGCCATTTACTTCTACACGTGGCACAGGGGCATAGTTAAATTTTGGATTGTACATGTTGCAAATGAGAGTTGTATATGTGTTTATGGGCGTCTGACAGTTTGTCAAACAGTTTAGAATTTAGGGTGTAGCTATCAGTATCAGTGCGATTATCATAATCTGCGGTAAATTTTAAATATTCTGTAAATGTTGATTCTGTGTTTCGTTCATTATTCATAATAGTAGACAACATTGACGTGAAATATCCGTTGAGTACATTGGTACGTTTGTATTTTTTAAACACGGTGTGATTTACGCATTGCTCTAACAGCTCAATTAGTTGCGGGTAGTATTGCGATGATAAACTTTCTACCATCAATGACTCTGGTTTATACAAGTGTATGTTTGACATCCATAAATCTGTTTGTGTTTGATCGGCCCAGTGTTCCCACCAATCGAGATAATCCACTGCATAAAAAATATTGTTCAATGAAAATACAGGACTAACTGACAACGAAAATTTTCCCGGGCATTGGCGAGACAGCAAATTGAATGTTTCTAGGTTATCTTCAATTTTGTTAAATTTAGCAGGCCATCTCACATAATGATAATTTTCCCCAACGCTGTCGATGCTTGAAAGAAATTCTATGCGTTTGAACAATGCAAATTTTTCAGAGAATTTTTCAGATATGCTAGGCACAAGACTGGTGGTAATACGCAGTGTAGTTGTACCTGCTAAGTTTTCTGCAATCAGCCAATCAACTAATTTTAAAAATCCAGGTTGCACCATTGTTTCGCCACCAATTGGATGTACAATAAAGTTATCAGTTTTGTTATGTTTGCGACGAATCATGTCAACTAAGGTATTCCAATAAATCTCGTTTGTTGAAATATCAATTTCGTATTCAGGCACAGCCGGGCGATCCATCAGCTTGGACCATAAACTACTATCATCTTCGTTACAACTGCGACAGGCCAAATTACATAAATTGCTGAATTTCATTCCAACTTGGAATTCAGTTGTTTTTCTGGACTGTTTAAATTGCGCCAGTTCATCAACTGAGTAACCCAGCATATATTTTACACGTTCTGATTGTGCTTGATTTTGTTCATCGTGTGTGCATCGCCAGCAATGCTCTGACACAATGTTTTTTGACATGTCTTGCTTGACATTTTCTATAAAACTAAAATCCAGATCTTTATTTGTTTTAGATATATCTAAATTACAACAAGTTGTAACTTTAAATTTGTCAAATTGAAATCTGAAATCGTATGCAGAATAAGGTGCTGTGCAAAATTCAGGATTATTTTTAATCCATTGAATTGTTTGTGAGGTCATATTCTGAATGATTCTCCACAGCCACACCGATCGCGTTCATTTGGATTGCGAAATTCAAAACCTTCATTGAGTCCTTGTCGCACATAGTCAACTGTGATGCCTTGCAAATACGCACCGGATTTAGGATCTACAAATACTCTACAGTTGGCACAGTCAAAACACTGATCCTCGGGCTGTGGATTGTCTACATATTCTAACACATAGGCAAGTCCAGAGCAACCAGTGGTTCTGACTCCAAGTCTGATTCCTTCACCGTGTCCACGGCGAGTTAATGTTTGTTGAATTTTTTGAGCGGCAGCATCAGTTAACGAGATCATGCTTCTTACGATAGTCGTCTACAGCCGCTTTGATTGCGTCTTCGGCTAGAATGCTACAATGTATCTTCACGGGGGGTAAGGCCAATTCTTCAGCGATGTCGGAGTTTTTGATTGCTCCTGCTTGGTCGATGTGCATGCCTTTGACCCATTCGGTAATAAGGCTCGAGCTCGCAATAGCCGATCCGCAGCCATACGTTTTAAAACGTGCATCTGTAATAATACCTGTATCATTATCGACCTTTATTTGTAATTTCATGACATCCCCGCAAGCAGGTGCGCCAACCATACCAGTGCCAATATCAGTATCAGTCTTGTCAAAAGATCCGACATTCCTGGGATTTTCATAGTGATCAACTACCTTTTCGGAGTATGCCATGTGTGTTTACTCGGGTTTAATGTTGGATGCTTGCAGGCCTTTTTGTCCTTGAACCACATCGTATGTCACACGTTGATTTTCTTTGAGGACTTTGAAGCCTTGCGTCTGAATTGCTGAATAGTGTGCAAACAATTCTTCGCCACCTTCGTCTGGAGTAATAAACCCAAAACCTTTGGTTTCATTAAACCACTTTACTTTACCTAATGCCATATACTGCTACTACTTTCTGTTTTAATTTACTGATTTACAATTACTTTGTACAAGTTCTTGTGTCTACCTACCTCAAATGTATTATACTACATTCTGCATGTATTTACTATCATTTTGGTTCTTTTATCCAGGGCTTTTTGCGATCACTGAAAGTAATTGGTTTGTATTCGTAATCTTCAGGGCAAAACTTACATTGATCAATTTGATTGTCAATCGTGTCAATAAATTCTTTGCCTCGGATGTCAAATTCATCAACGGTCAACGGCTTATAGCTGTGTAGCATAGCACGATCCTCATCGCTTATTTCAAAATGGTATTGATCATCAAATTCGGGCATTAGAGCGGCTGGACCGCATTTGTAGATTTTCCCATTGATCATGTGATAGTTTTTAAATCTGCGGAAAGTGCAGTTTTCGTGTGCCCGTGCAGGATCACTTTGATACAATGTGTACTTGTTGTCTGGCAGTTCAATGATATTGCTTTGAACAAACTTGTTGCTCATCCAGGCGTGAATTTTTAATTTTTTATCATTAATAAATTGATAATCGCTACCAATTGGATCATCCTTGCGTTGCGTTTCTACAACAGTGGGTCCCAAGAAGTTTCGTACACGAGCAAATATTTCTTCTCGGTCATTGGGATTGTGTATGCTAATGCCTAGCCAATTGCCTACCTTAGGATCAAGTGCTTCTTCAAGTCCTTTGACACAGTCAATTCTAGTGCCGTTGCTTTGGACTTGGGTTCCTGAATGGTTGGGCCATAGTTTATTAACGCCAGTGATCCACTTGACAATGTCAGGATTAAGCAAGGGTTCGCCACCAAGGATTACAGGATGTCGTATGTCTATTTTCTCGGCCCAGCGGGTGAGAACGGGTTCTGCTTCTGCCCAGCTTTGCCATCCGCTAAATTTATAATTGTTATATCGGTTACAGCCGTTGCAAGTTAAGTTACACACGTTGGTGATGTAGAATTCTAACTTGTCAATCAAGATTTTTTGTGTCATGTAACGATATTTAATGCCAGTGACGGCGAGGATGTGTTATTGGCGACGCTTCAAGGCTGCTTTGGCATTGCTGTCAACAACTTCACGTGCTTGGTCAACACTCATGCCTGTGGTGGCTTCGGTGTTGCCTTTGAATCTAACTATGCCTGAATTTGGTTCAAGTGGTTCAAGCAAGTTGCTCAATGGTTCACGGCTGATCATGTCACCAAGATTTTGTTCAGTTACGTTAACGCCCATTGACTGAGCTAAATCAATAAATGCTGCTTGACTAATTTGTTTTGAGGCTGCTTCGTCTTCGGCTCTGTCGCTGAGAAACTGAGTCAGCGCCGCTAGTTTAAGGGCGCTGTTGGCAGTTTCATTAAACTCACGTAGACGCATTATCTGCGCTCGCGACCTAGTCCAGTTTTAACGGGCTCTTCAAGGTCTGCTTCTGCATCGGCAGCAAGTGCATCTAGTTCTGCACCAGGTTCAGCAGGCATTTCGGCACCAGCATCCATGGCTGGCATTTCTGCGCCAACATCAGGAGCTGTTTCGCCTGGCACTATAGGTGCTTGACCTGTCACTGTGCCCATGGCAGTTTCTAATTGAATCTTGGATTGCTGTAGGTTCTGTACCATACCACCCAGTGCGGCAGTGGCATCTGCATTGAATTTTGTAGCTTGGTCATAGCCAATTTCGTTACGGATCTGATCAACTAATGCTGGCAAATCTTTGAATTGTATAGAAGTAACCTGTTCAATCATGCGCTGAACTTGATCAACCATGTCTTGACTGGCCAAGATAACCTGTGCTTGTTGTACTTCGCTCTCGGCCAAGCGACGGCCTGTTTTACGACGACTTTCGGCAGCCATTGCGGCAGACAAGGCAGCACCTTGTACCATCTTTTGTTCGTCTGGCGACAGTGTCTGACCGGCAGCACTCTTGGTCATTGCGGCTTTGAGTTTAGGATCAGAAATTTTACTTATAGCCTGTTTTGTTTTAACAGGATCAGGTTGTCCCAATGCGTCGGCACCTGCGGCTGGTGGAATTTCTTCTTTGAGTTTTTTAGTTAAAACTTGTTCAAGCATTACTAACTTTAGGTATGCCGAATCCTGTTCACTTTTATGGAATGCAGGTGTGCGGCGATGCTCGCCCAGTAATCCACGCACCCGGCCTAACATAGCATGTGCTTGACGCTTTGAAATTGATTCAAAGGTAATGCTTTTACCAAAGTAACTTTCAAATACTTTAGCGACTTGTTTTGTTTGCGGCAGCACGGCCAATTCTTGCAGTTTCATTATCGAATCCTCGTTGTTGATAATATTTAGCCCAATTCACACATTTGGCTAATCTATTTTCTATTTCTTTTTTCTTTAAAATCTTGTTTTCTAACTTGGTCAGAATGATTTCACGTTGATCGGCATTTTTAGTACGATCACCAATGGCAGCCCTGGTGCCGATATCCACGGTTAAATGGTATAAATTGTTGTCTAACTGTATTAAATCGCGGGCTACATTGTACTGCTTGAACTTATCAGCAATGCACCAACTCAATGCTGATTTAGTAGTGTGAAAAACGCCAACATCAGTTAAGGCACAGTGTACTCTGTAGCCTAGACTTTCTTTGACAATGCTGTAGCGTCCAAATACTGTATAGTCTCCATCAGAATTTTTCCAGATGCTGTTGTGTTCTAGAGTGGGGAATTCTTTAAGTATTTCTCGGGAAATTTCTTTATCTATTTTCATTTAAAAACATAAGTTACAAGCAGCCAGCCAATAACGCCGGTCATTGCTCCTAGTATGCCCAGCCCCCACGAAATCAGTTGGTCGTTGCGTTTGGCAGCCATGTCTCTGACCATATCACGTATCTGAGCCACCATCTGCTCTAGACTGGCAATCTTAGCATCTACATTATCTAAACGCAGTTCCAATTGACTATAACGTTCTGCGCACAGTTCTACGTGTGCTTCTAGACTTTTTTTCTCAATAGCAGTGGTATCAACCATGTTGGGTCTCCAATGCATTATTTATGGCCATTGGGGCAAACCATATGTTCTGTTTCTTGCCATGAGTAATCAAAACAGTGGACATTTCTGGTCTATTGTCTAGTCCAAGCAACATAGGAACACCTTCTGCATCTGCACGTAGCACAGCAGTTAAATCATCATCAGTTCCGTAAATGTTATCAGTTTCTGTTTCAAATTCAAACATCCAAGCACGATTTAATCGGTCCACACTGGGTTCTTGTATGCGGAACAACTGTGTGCGGAGTCCCAGTATTTGTGTAAGTGTTTCCCAGTTGCGCTGTTGATTTCTAGCACGACCCCAGTCTGACTCGTCGGTTATGACATTGCCAGCATGATCACGGAACGGCACACGGGCTGGTTTGTAGTGCCCGGTAACTCCGGTGGCAGTGATGTCAAAGAAAGTTTGTACTACAAATCTCATGAGGTCTTTTTGCTTAGTTCGTACAATCTATCCAGTGCCACATTGTTATGACGTGATTCAAATATTTCTGCCCAGCGACGTTTGTTTTCAAGTTCTTCAAGTTCTTGTTTTAGTTTGGGGTCTTGGTAGTGCAGGGATTTTGAACTGTTTCCAGGTTGGCGAGCATACACTGTGCGTCCACCATCGGGACTTTCAAATATTGTTACTTCAGTTATTTTGCTTACCATCATGATCGAGTATTTAACGTCAAAAGAAAACCCTGGGTTTTATTCCAGGGTTTTTGCGTCAAAAACTATTTAGATTAGTTTGTGAATGTTGCTGTAGCGGCTGTAGTAACAGCGTAGCCTAGTGAAGCAGTCAATGCAACATCTAGATCTTCACCGTTAGCGTAGTTCCATGCACCAGTTGGGTATGTGGCCAAAGCCAATGTAGCTTGGTTAGAACCCACTGTTGTGAATTCATACATAGCGATTGTGCATTTAGTTTGAATAGTCAAGAATGCAATGCCCAATGAAGTAGCACTTACAGTAGCGTTACCAGTGAAAGTAACTGTACCGAAGTCTAACTTAGGACCTGCAACGTTAACTGTTGCACCACTGGTTACTGTGTTAGCACCACTGTTCCAGCCTGCGCCAGGTGACGAAGGTGTTGTACCAGCATCCATGTTGACAACTGGTTGAAAGTTGCCGTTTACTTGTGTAATATAAGCCATTTTAAATCTCCTTAGTATATGGTCGCTTTGGACCTGCAATTATTTATGCCGTTAGGAAAAAAACTCTGATTAGGCTGTTTGATCTGGGTTGTTTAGAGCACGATTTCCGGCACTGAATCCAAAGCGATTTACCAGTTTAGCACGGCCTGCAGGGGTGGCCAACACCCAGCCTTCTTGCCCGGGCTGTTGACGATCTAGCTGTGCCAACATGTCTGTTTTGATATCATGCAACAACAAAAATGCAGTGAATGCCGCAGTGATACCTGACATGTTTGTGCGTGGACTTTGCAGGTATTCCACAATGTTGTTGAACTTGCGTGGCGTTACATTGGTTTTTAGCCAGTCTCCAAATCCGTGTAGCAAATTATCGTAGTTGCTGGTGATTCTAGAATTGATATAGCGTTTGCACAACTGTGGCAAATCAGTAATGCCGGCAGCACGTAGATCAGCAGGATTGAACAAACTGTCAATGGCAGAGCCTTGTGTAGATATAATTTGACTCAGTTGTTTGACCAATTGAGCATTTAATTCAACATTGCGAATGTCTTTGACGCTGGGCTCAATCAACAACAGGCCAGGAACTTCGTTGAGTGTGACCTGCTTGATTGCTTCAGGTGCGGCATCAACATCACGATAACGTGTGTGGACAGCAACACCCACTTCACTGCGACCAATGCGTTGTCCCAGCTTACTGCTGGCAGGTATCTTGTATTCAACAAAGTTTGGACGGAACACATAGGCGCCAGCAACTTCTGGCGGTGTGTTGGTGTACAGTAAATCGCCCTGTACAAATCCACGCATAGAATCTGGGGTGGCTGCACGTAACAATGGGAATAACTTTTGATAAAGCCCAATCAGCTCTGTACGGTCACCCGACCGCATGGCCATCATTCTAGCAATATGATCTGGTGATGTTGCTAGGCCGTCATAACCTTTGGCACCAAATCCGCTTTTGTCTGTGAGCACAAATGTGCCATCGGGCTTGCGGCCAAATATGATCGCAGGCTTGCCGTCCCATTTGACTGTGGTTGTACCACGTGTGTCTTCGGCAGCATGACGCATAATCTCAACTGCATCACGAATACCACGTGTGCCTTTTTCAAACACTAGATCTTCCAGGTGTTCGATCCGTGCATCTTTGGCACCTTCCACAATCACTGCCATACCTTGATTCACAATGCGATCACGCAGTCGGCTCAGGAAGTTCACTTCGTTGTATTCTTTGTATAAGGGTTCTTCACTTTCCATAAAAGGCACGCCAATTTTAGCAAAGTGTTCACGTGCATCTGCCAGTTTAGCATCACGTTTGGCGTCGCCTTCCAGTGCGGCCACAATGGTTTCTACACTGTGTAGGTCTTTGCTGGTGGCTTGTTTATTCAACAACAGCTTGGCAATCTTATCTGGATCATCACTGATGACTTTGTTGGTGGCACGGTCAGCAATGCCTGAGTTCTGATTCAACTTGTAGCCCATGCTTTTGGCAATACTGTTCATTAGTACATTACGTGCTGATCCACTGTACTCGCTGTCAGGTGCCGCACTCAATACAAACTTAGAAAACGGCACATTGGTCAAGAACATAAAGTCTGTTTGCACATATCCAGAATTGGGATTGCCCGTAATTGGATC